TGCAGCCGTGGCGCCGCGTTGCTCGATGCCCCAGATCGAGGCATGCCGGAGCACCATTTCCTCTTCTGCCGTATCGACGAAATACTGCCTGCCCCACCAGGCGAGGTGATCGTGGACTTCCCGGACTTCGAGCGAAATTGCCCGGCCGATCTGGGCCAGCATGCCGCGCGCCGAGCGCACCGCACGCGAGAGCGCCACAGGATCGATGTCCGGCCGGATGCGGTTGATGCCGGCTTCCAGCGCTCCGGCAAAGCGTGCGGCGATGGTTTTGGCGGTCGGGATTGGCCAGGGCATATCAGGCCTCCAGCCGGCGCGACAGCGTCATCGACGTATCCGCGACCATGACGCGCCAGGCAAGAATGCCGAGCCCACGCCATTCGACCTCGATCTCGGCGGCTTCGCCGGTTTCAAGCTTCGCCCAGGCAAGGCCCTCCTCCAGCCAGAACTGGTAGAGCTGGCGGGTGGTTTCGGTCTGCTTGGCGCGATCGAGCAGCCAGAGCCGCGAGCCGGTGAGCTGGCCGAACGGGTCGAGGCCATCGCCCGCGCATCCCCGGCGCTCGGAGAAGGAGATCGGCGCGAGATACCGTGTGCGGCCCTCCGGCAATTCATCGTCGGGTGCGGCGCGGCGATCAAGTCCGACCGACAGCAGGATGGGGGTTATGGGGGTTTCGTCGATCACGAGATCGCCGTCCTCGCCGAGGGCAAGGTCGCAGGCCCGGTCTTCCGGGCTATAGACGAGGGCGATATCGTAGAACATGGCGCGAAACTATCGCGCGCGCGCAAGTCAGGTCATGCCCGCCACGGCAGGCGGGACCCGATCAGGCGCCGTTGTTGCCGTCGCTGTCGGTGATGGTGCCGGCGCAGGTGATGTTGCCAGTGACATGCAGGTTGGCGTTGATCGACACAATGGTGCAGGTGATGTTGACGCCGGTGTCGGTGACGATGTTGACCGTCGCGCCGGTCTTGATATCCAGCGCCCCGCCGGCCGTCATGATCGCCTTGTCGCCATGCTCGTTGTAAAAGCCGACCTCGCCCGGATTGAGCTTGCCCATGCGTTTTGAGGGATTGCCGATCGGCATGACCACCATGTCGCCCTGGTCGCCGCCAACAGCAAAGGCCAGCGCCAGGCCGCCGTCTTCGGGCACATGGCTGGCAAAGCCATAGGGCTGCATGATCTCGACATCGTCGCGCCAGATCCCATCCGCCACCTCGATCGAGGCGGTCTGGGTCTCGCCATCGTCCTTGACGTTTTTGAAGGTGACCCGGCGGGCCATGCCCCTGACGCTGTCGGCGGTTTCCTTGTCCATGATTGCCTCAGAGTTTCTGAGCCGTCGAATCGAGGCCCGTGGTTTTTGTGGATGTGGCCTTCGCATTGGTCCGCTGGTTGCCGGTAGCGCCCTTGTCGAACGCTTCGGGGCTGGTGACCGTCAGTGCCGTCTTGCGACTTTCGGCGTCCTCGGAAAACACCACCTTGGAAATCAGCATGTCGCGGTTGATCCCCTGGAAGGCATCATCGACCAGGGCCAGCTCGTTGACCCGCCAGCGCCGGCCATTCGCCGAATGGCCCTTGACCGTGTAGCTCAGTTCCTCGCTTTCGCCGCGCGCCGTGCGCATGCGCCAGTCCGCCTCATCCTGGGCGGGTGTGGCAGCAGCCTTGGAGCGGGCGAGATGGACGATCGGCCGATAGCGGGTGATCTCGTCATCCTTGGCGCGGCCGGTGGCGGCGGTGCCCTTGCGCTCTTTCTCGGTCGCCGAGCCGTCGCCCGGCTCCCGTGCACCGGGTGCGACAGGCGTGCCGGCCGGATCGATCAGCGGCTGGGCCGTGCGGTCCTTGCCGGCGAATTCGCCCTGGCCGCGCACGATGGTTTCGGAATGCCTGCCCTTGTGGTCGAAGGATCCGGACGAGGACAGCACGTTGCCGGGCAGCTTGAGATCGGCCGGCGCCCGCGTCTTGCCGGTGCGAGTGATGACCACCCCGCCAATGCCATCCGACAGCACATGGGCATGTCGGGAGCGAGCGCCCTTCTCAATGGCGCTGAAGGCGGTTTCGCCAAGGTCGAGCGAATAGCGGGCGAAGGGCTCGCCGGTATCGATCTCTGACCGCACCGACAGGCCGAACGGCGCGGCAACTCTTGTGGCCGCATCCTCCAGCTTGACATTCTTGAATTCGGGGGCGCCATCCACCAGGGCAGCGCTATCGACCAGGTCGCCGGTCTTGTCGCGTCCCTCGATCGTCACCTGAGCACTGCCTTCGTCGATCTCCGGGGAGACCTTGTCGACCCAGCCGACGAGTTCCAGCTGGCCATCGACGAAGACTTCGGCCTTCGCACCCGGCCGCGTGCGATAGGCCGCAGACATCGTGGCGAAGGCAAGGGCTGCGATCGAGCGCGTGTCGTCGCGCAGCGTGAAGCTGAAGGCGCCGGCCATGTCCTTCATGTCGCGTGACACCTCGGCTGAAGTCCATTCCTCAAACAGGATCCCGTCCAGCTTGCACGTGATGCCTTCGGTCTTCACAGCTTCACCTCGATCCGGATGGCGTCGATAAAGGCGGGGTGGCGCGGCCGGTTGCGGGAGATGATGTCGAGATAGACCGTCTCGATATTGGAGGGGGTGTCGCCGGCGATATGGGCGGCCAGCTGGAATGCATCGATCGGCCGGCCCGGCTCGAAGATCCGCACGCTGGGGAGCCGGCCGAGCGTCTCGTTGACATCGACTGTTATGGCCGATTGCAGGTCGCGCAACACGCGGCGCACCGCCGTGCCCTCCGCCGACAGGATGCCATCCGAGAGGACATCGACCGCCTCGATCAGGCTGTCGAGCTGGCCGACGGCGGCAGAACGGTAGGTGACGGCCGCGACCCGCGAATCGTAATCGATATGCACGGCCTGGGCAGATGTCGCGGCGATGACGCGGGCCGTCGCCGAAATCAGCAGGGCGGCATCGGCATCCGATGGCGCAGCAATGATCTCTGGCAGCAGGGCGGCGGCGAGTGCCTGGCCGATCGACACCAGCACCGAGGACGGCGGCTGGGTCTCTATGACAGCGCCAGCGGCCGGCGCCACCGATGGCGCCAGGGTCACTGCCGAAAGCCTCTCACTGACACTGACCATCATCGCATCGAAGGCGGCGGGATTGGCCGAGACCGATGGCAGCGCGTCGCGCAACCGGGCAACGGTGCGGCCGGCGCCCCTCGGCGATGACAGTGCCGTGATCGCGGTGCTGACGACGCGATGCGAACGCGCCGCCGACTTCTGCCGCGTGGCGGAGATGACGCGGCTGCCGACCGCAGCAGCGAGTGACGAGGCCGCCGATACCACGCCTGCAATCGCCGTGGTCAGGCCGGTGAGCGACGAGATCGCCGACGATCCGCCACCGGCGGAGAGGCGCTTGAAGGTGACGCTGAAACGGACGACGCGCAACTCGCGATCCGAAAACGAGATCTGGCCGGGCTCCAGCAGGATCACCGTCATCGGCCCAAGCCATGGATGCACCAGGGTGGCGGGGCCCGGCGTCTCGAAGGCAGCCTGCAGCGCCTTGCCCTGGGCGATATAGTCGTCACCGACGATCAACCCGTCGATCGTCACCTCGCCGGGGAACAGCCCGAAGTCGTCATAGGCGGCGGGATCGACGCCGGGAAACAGGTATTCCGCCGCGCGCCGGCCGGCGACAGAAGACGTGTCGGGCACATGGTAGGTGATGCCGCGATAGAGGCCGGGCAAAAGGCCGGGCAGCAGGTCACCAATGTTATCACCCCACATCAGACTCTCCCGAGGCGCTTGCCGGTCCCGGCCGAGATCGGCACCGATTTGTTGGTGCTGGTGGTGGATGTCACCTGGCCGGGTCCAACGACCTTGATGACGACGGTGCCGCCGACATCGACCTTCTGGGCAACGGCCGGCCGCGCTGCCGCCAGGCCGCGATTGTCATTGGAGACCGAGCGGTTGGCGCCCTTGCCACCATAATCAAAACCGGGATAAGCGCTGGAAATATCGTCCTTGGTCTTGCCCGGCAACGTATCCGTGGTGTTGCGCTTGATCAGACTGGAATTGGACGCGGCTGCTCTGTTAGCATCGTCAAGCGCCTGAATATCGGCAATGCCCTGTATTGGCGCGCCACCCTTGTTAAACCATTCGCCCGCTTTACGAACAGCCTCCATGGCATTGGCAAGATTTGTCAGCGCCGCCACCAGATTTCCCGGCATGAGCGCTAGCCAGTTGATCTTGACATTGAGCTTTTCCGCCAGCGCGGAAATGCCGGTGACCAGTTTCGCGAGCGCTTCCGCCATCGACCTGATGTAGCCGAGCGCGGTGGCGACATTGCCGCCGGTCATATAACCCAGCCATTTCGAGAAGCCGCTCATATCAACACTGCTTATCTCGCCGAGCGAGGTTGACATGCGGCCGATCGCATCGCCGATGTCCTTAAACGCCTTTATAGTGGCGCCGATGTCCTTGCCCATGTCAGGCAGATGTAGGGCAAAGCCGGAGCCGAAGCCCCTCAGCGTTTCCCACGCCGCCGCAAGCCTCGTCATCGCCACCTCCAGCGTCTGGATGATGGCGACTTTAGCACCATCGACCGTGAAACCGGACATGTCGAACGTGATATCGGCCGCCTTGGCGATCTCTTCAAAGAAGCCTTTAAGGGTCTCCAAACCGGCTTTTATGTCAGTGAGCGCGGCATCAAAACCCGCCGCTATGCGCGGCCCGAAGCGGTCAAAGATTTCCTTGGCGGCATTGACCAGGCGCGGCGTCACCTCGGCGAAGCGATCGGCAAAGGCGGACAGGCCGCTGGTTGCGCCATCCCACAGCCGCGAGAGCGTCGGCGCCATACGGTCAAAGATCCGCTGGCCGATGGCCATCAGCGTCCGGCCGGCGCTCTTGACGCCATCGACAAAGTCGAAGAAGCCACGCTTGGCGCTGTCCCACAGCCGGGCCAGGCGCGGCGCATAGCTGGCCCAGTTCTTGTAGATGTGCATGGCGCCGAGGGCCAGCGCTCCGATCAGCACGCCCAATGGCGATAGCAGCGCGCCAACCGCCGCCAGGCCCGCGCCGATGACCGGCAGGGCGATGCCGAGCGCCCCGAGGGCAGTCGCCAGCAGCACGCCGCCGCCGGCCATGGTCAAGAGCCGCGTGCCGAGCCCGCCGGTTTCCTTGTTCCACTCGCGGTAGGATTTCAGGCCGTCCATCAGATACGAGTTGATCATCGGCAACCAGCTGCCGAAGGCGAAGCCGACCTCGCGGGCGCCCTGCGTGCCGATCTCGGTAAAGATGCCGAGCTGCCGGTTGAGCCCGTCCATCTGGGTTTGGAAATCGGTGTCGATGATTGCGCCGGTGGCCTTGGCGACCTCGGTCTTGATGCGCTTGTACTCATCAATATTCGACATGAACGGGATGAGGAAATCCATCACCTGCTGGTCGGCGAACAGTTCTCCCAGCGCGCCGGCGCCGTGGATTTTTTCGAGCTGCTCGCGCACGTTCTGGAGCGCATCTGCACCTTCAAGTCCGTTTGCCTTTGCCTTGGCCATCATTTTGCCGATGTCCACACCCGAGGCCTTGGTCAGCGTCGAGATCTTCTGAAGCACAGCTTCAACCGGGCTAATGCCCTTGATCGCGGCATCCTTCATGACCGCCTCGATATCGACGCCGGCATCCTTGAAGTTCTTTTTTGTCAGAGGATTGGAGATTTTCGACAGGAAGTTCTTGAGGTTGTTGGCGGCCTCGGCCGGGTCGGACGTGCCTTTGCGGGCGATCTGGAGCAAGGACGCAAGCTCGTTGACGGCCTCGCGGCCCTTGACCCCGAACTTGGCCATCTGGCTGGTCAGTGTCGGGAAGTATTTGGCCATGTCCTTGAGTTCGAAAGCGCCGAGCTTGCCCGACGTGACCAGCGCACCAAGGGCGTCATTTAGGCCAGAAGGCTTTACATCCAGCGTCTGGATAAGCGATGTCGCGACATCCGCCATGTCGGAGAATTCGGCATTGGCAGCGGTTGCGGCACGGGCAATGTTGCCGATCGACGCGTCGATCAAGCCGCGATCGAGGCCAGCGGCGGTCATCTTGCCGGCACCGGCAGCAATGATGTCGGATGCCTGTCCGGAGGCGAGCGCCAGCGCCTCGTATTTTGCGCGCGCCTCATCGACGAACTTGAATGCCGCCTTGCCC